TCTGCGCAGATGGATTCTTTTGTGCCTTCTTTACCATACAGGTTAATCAAAGAAAACCAAAAATCAACCGTTACTTCTGTTCCATCCACATCTACAATTGCTTGTGACTTTGTTTGGTCAGTTGTATCTAACAAACTCGTTTTAATAAACGTTGCTGTCGCCATGTTTTATTCCTCCGTTCCCCAAGCAGTTACCCATACATCAGCAGTTACGCCAGTTGCATTGTAGATTTCTAAAACATCATTTACATTTGTTGCCAAGTATCCATTACCAAAATAAAAAGACTGTGTATCTCCAGCCGAACCTGTTGATCTGAACGTGTAGAACGCGGTTCCACTTCCTGCTGTTCCAGCTCTTAAATGAAATTTATTTCCTGTAGAGCCACAAGATATTGAAACACCCATCAATCGAAACTTTTTCGTACTTGCTGGTGTCCAGACTGTTGTTGCTGTTGCGTTAGCTAAGTTCAAATACTCGATGTATTTGTACACTTTACCGACACGAACACGGTCAAATGAACTGCCAGCAAAACCTAAATTATATGTTTGAGTTGCTAATCCCGATAGAGCCGCAGAATTGTTATCTGCTGAACCTAATGAGAAAGACGCTAAGTCTGCACCGCTCGATCCGTAAATCGTTGTTTTTAACTGACCTGTATTCACCGAACGAACACGATCCCAGTTTGTACCATTGAAAGCTGTTAGTGCCACAGATGCAATGCTTCCATTATTTGTACCATCACCAATTGCAGTAGCTGAACGTTGTCTTGCCCAGTTCGTACCGTCATAAAGCAAGTTGTATGCGCCTACAGCGTTCATGTTTACTGTTGATGAGTTTGAGTCACTATTTCCATAAGCTGAAACTGTAAGCTGTTGATAAAATGGTGATGTACTTGCATAACCAATTACATCTACCGTTCCGCTAGCATATACAGAAATACGCGCTCTAAAATATTTAACTCCAACAAGTGCAAATCTATAATCGTTAGTAGCCGAAGTAGAGCTTCCTGTTGCATTTGAAGATTGCGCAACCCCAGTTAATGTAACCCAGTTTGTATTATCCGTTGACATTTCAAAAGTAACAGTAGCAGTTCCGCTTATTGTAATGCGCAAAACCAAAGTGGAATATCCACCTACATCAATTATTGTACCATTTCCTAAAGCGGTTGCGCCGCTTTGAAAAACTAACTGTTCGGACATATTACCTATTGGATCAGAGCCGACTTTACCCCAATTTCCGTTCTCGTCTGGTCTTAGAAATACTGCGTTCGACATCTTCTGTAACCTCCTTGCCTAACAACTCCGATAGGAGTTTGTTGGTCTTTTTCTGTTCTTCAATCAACTGCGTAAAGTAATAATGAAAAAACACATCATCACGCGTAATCAATTCTGGCTTTTGCATAGTGTTCCCTCTTATCAAAATAGACCCCTTACCGAAGGGGAAGGGGTCTACATATTAGAATTATTCTAATTAAGCCGCGTTTGTTCCTTTTGATCCAACAATACCGCGATAGTCAGACCATCCACAACTAAAGCGCATATACGCACGGTATTTCGCTTGCATTGTGTCGAAGTCTTCCATGTTTTTGAACTCCAATTTTTTACGCCAGAAGAAGTTCAATTGAACGATTGTTGGGTCAAGAATGAACCAAGCTGTGCTGGAAGTTAAGTAGTCCATAACAACTACTTTAAGTGGTGGCAATGTGTTCTTAGCAGTTGTTGCATCAGTTGTACCACCGCTCAAAAGACCTGTACCAAGTACGGACAAGTTTGTTCCACCAACTAATGTACGAGCTGTGTACTCCAATGCAGGAGGAACAACCAATACAGTTGGTTGGCATTGAATCAAGATACCGCGATCATCCACTTGCGCACGAGCTTGTACCAAAGCCGCTTTCAAGTTTTGATCAGACAAGCTACCGTTGATTGCGCCAGCACCGTAAGCAGTTTGAAGCAAGTTGGACATTGAACCGCCATCTAAACGAACGTGATCAGTTGCGATCAATGCTTTACCATCAAAGCCTGTGTAAGAACCGCTAAATGCGTTATTCAATACAGAAGCCGCTTGTGTTTCTACAGTTGCACGAGCCGCACGAGCAAGAGCCGCAGACATTTTGTTGATTGTGTTGTATTGCTCATCGTCAATCAATTTACGTTCTACGATGTAGCCACTTGCAAACTCTTGGTGAATGTATTGAAGTGGTTTTGTTCCAGTTGGTTCTTGATAGTTTACAGAACCCATCGAATCTTTTACGTCAAACAATCCGAAACCGCCCATACGGAAATCAGTTTCAATTGCTTTATCAGATGCTTGAATTTTGAACACTTGGCTAAATTGCTCTGGTTTTTCTTGATATGTTTCGAAGAAAATTTTACGCAAGCCTGGTTCGAGCAAGCGACCATAGTTACCTTGTTGAACTGCCATTGTTATTCCCCTCCTTTATTAACCGAACAAGCGGTTAGCAGATTGAATTGTTACAAATGCAACGCCGTTCGGTGCGCCGCCTTGTGCTGTGCGGTCAAAGTCAACAACCATAAACTCGTTGTTTGCAGAAGTTGCCGCAGGGTCAAGTTGTTGATCACCCGAAACCGTTGTAATACCGTAGCTTGTTCCGATTACAATTGCAGATGCGCTTGAAACAGGTACGCGGAAAACTGCGTCTGGATCAACGATCACTTTACCAAGCAAACTTGGATTGTAGATCGAAGAAGTTACTGCACCGTTTACACCACTTGTTTGTAAACCGATGAAGTTTGTACCTAAAGAAACGCCTAATTTCGAAGAAGCCGCGTCACCAACAACGTGTTTAGCAACAACCGCACCGTTCGCATCGAAGCGAACCATGTCACCTAAAACTGGGGTGTAAGTAGCCGCCGCAGTTAAAGCAAAGTCTGGTGCTTCTGGTGCGCCGTTTCCATTACTAAGACTGTAAGCATAAGTAAATGCCATGTTAATTCCCTTCTTTCCATTTGAGATATTCTTTATCTGTCAGTCCGAATTTCTTCGCGATGTATCGTTCTTCATCCGACAACGACACAGCTTCAACAGGTTTACTTCCGTTTTTCGTGGGGAGTGGATTTTTCTTCCGTCCCGAAACTTCGGCAAGTGCTTCGTTCTTCGCTGTGTTTTTCAAACCTCCAAGAATCTTCGCACCATGAAGCGCAAACACAGCATTCTCTAAAGGAAGGTCAGTACGCTTTAAGTCATTCAACATATAGTACGCCGCAGAATCTAAATCAGCGTCAGAAAGCATATTGAATTGTGATTTCAAACTTGCTTTCTCTTGATCGACTCGCGTTTGCCATTGTTGAAACATGATCGTGTGAAGTTGATCTTGAAGTGTTTGCTGTTGCTTCCGAAGTTCTTCACGCTCACGAAGGTATTCAACTGGAACATTCTTCGCTTGCGCTTCTTTTTCTAGTTTCGCTTGATACAAGCGATCATACAGTTCTTCTTGCGGAACACCGTACATTTCAGCTAAAAGCTGTGTCGTTTGATATTCCTTTGACTGTTTTACTTTTTCTTGTGCAAGTTGCTCTAGTTGTTGCTGTCTGCGCATTTCAGCAAAACGAGCGTTTTCTTCACGAGATTGTCTTGGTTTCGGTTGTTCTTCTTCCTCAACAACGTCTTCTTCCTCGACATAGCCATCATCATCGTCATCGGTTTCGACTTCAACTTCTGGTTCGACTTCTTCCTCCGTTTCTTGTTGTTCAACAACATTTCCTTCGGAATCTAAAGTATCTTCTGAACCATACTGTTCTAACCATTTTTCGATGCTCATGTAATTTCCACCTTTCCCTTTTTGCGCTTGGGTAGCGAAGTTTTTCCGTTCTGACCTTTTGCGGAGTCACCCGACAATACTAAGATACATTGTCTGAAATTTTCTGTCAACAAAAAAGACGATACGTGTTTACACGTACCGCCTGTAAGAAAGAGAGCAGGTCATAACTAAAACAAAAGGTACTTACATCTTAACAGACATTAGCACTTACGTCCACCCTTGCCGCCCTTTTTCTTCATTTCTTTTTACCGCCTTTTGCTGTAGGTGCTTTGCCCATCTTAACACCCATCATAATTGTAATGTCTTTTTTCATGTCTTTCTTCGAGCCTTCTTTCATGCCCTTTTTCTCAACGTCTTTCTTACCCATCATTTTTTCCATCTTCTCGTAACCTTTGCCCATGCCTTTACCCATACCTTTGCCCATCATTTTTCTTCATCCTCTCTTTATCTCGTTTTGTTTGTGAATCTAAAATCATTTTCATATCTTTAGCCATACTTTTGTTGATCTGTTTCATAGTAGGCTTCTTACTCATTTCTTCTTTGACTTTCCTGCTTTAGACAAAGCAATCGCAATAGCTTGCTTTTGCGGTTTACCGTGTTTCATTTCTGTACGAATGTTTTGCGAAATGGTTTTGTTTGAACTTCCTTTTTTAAGTGGCATACCATCACTTCTTTCTGTAAGATGCGGTTTTGTTTGCAATGTTTTTCGGCTGTGCAACGAACTGCTTTCCTTTTGCATTACCTTCTGCTTTTGCTTTATTGGTAGCCGCTTTTTCAGCAGGACTTAAAGCCTTCCATGCTTTATCGGGCAAGTAGCGTTTCTTACCTTCACTTGCCGATCCGTCAGATGTTCTCCATTTTTGATCTGTCCATTTTGCTAAGTCATTATCTGAAGACTTCGCTCCGACATATCCACCGCCTGCGTCTTTATACTTCTTCACCGCAAGTTGTGCTTTTCGTGCAGACCATTCACCTGCATCGCCGCCTTTAGAACCTGCTTTTACATCTGCGACTGTTTTCTTCCACAACGACGGATTAGACTTCTTCGCTGTACCCATCAGCAGTTCCATGCCCGAAGCGATTTATTGATTCGCGAGTTCGGGTCTTTCGCTGTTTTGCTAGATGTATTTTTTGCTTTCATACCTTCCATTCTAGCACAGAAGGATTTCCTACGTCCTGCATCTTCTTTCGTTTTCGGGTTCGGAGCAGGTGGTTTCAAGTTACCGCCTGTTGCTTTGTTGTAACTAGCGCGACCTTTAGCATTAAGTCCACCTTTAGGGTCTTGTCCTTCTTTTCGTTGCCATGCCGCCGTTTTTGCTTTTGCCATGTTCTCACTTCTTCCTGTTTTGGTTTCCCTTACCTATGTTTTTCTTCTGTGACATAGTTTGTAGGTTACTTAGCGAGTCATTGTGCTTATTGTTATCTTTATGATCGACATGTGTTGTCTTGGCAAGTTTCTTACCTGTTGCCTTTTCATAATCATGTCTAGCTTTATCTGTTGATGTACGCTTTCCATCGCCTTTATCAATTACGTAAATCGGGCGACCACCGTTTTTATCCGATCCTTTGTAAGGCCCGTAGATTTTACCTTTTGGCATTTGTTACTCACATCCCTTGCGCCATTGCTTGCATAGCTAAAGCATCGGTTGTTCCCTGCGGAACTGCTTGCTCTGGTGCGTTTGGTTGTTGACCTTGCGTTTGTTGCTCTTGCATTTGCTGTGCAACTTTCATCGCTTCAACTTGCGCTTGCTCCAATGTCATACCTTGTTGGAGCATTTCGTTAATCATCAAACCTAATTCGAGTGCTTGTTTTGCTAAATTTCCTGTGCTTTGTTGTTCTGCTTTCTTCCGATCTTCTTCCATTCGGCGCATAATGTCGTCTTGAATATCAAAGTCTTGGAATCGAAGCCATTCTTCGGGCGTGATGATCGGTGGGTTGTAGTTAAACTGTCCTTGCATTTGCATTAGCTTATCTGCTTGCTGACGTTTACTTTCTTGTGTGATCGGTGCTTTGCTATACACATTTGAACGAACGCGAATCTCTAAGTTATCTGCGGTAAGCGGATCAATCGGTTCAAAAATATCAAAGCGCGGCTCACCGTTTGGCTGAATACTCATAATCGGACGAACGCGATCCCATCCGTACATAATGTTTAGCAAGATCAAGTAACTAACGCGTTCTACGAAATCATCGATTTGCGACATCTTATCTTTATCGCGAACGGAGGAACGTTCGATCAAGCTATTTACACCTGTTGATGTAGTTAGACTGCCTACCGATTGTCCTGTATATGCTTCAGTTACGCCAACAATCTCACGCATATCGTTTTTCAAACGATCTTCGATTTCGAAAAGGCTTCGTGAAATCTCTGGTGGATTGATGTAGTTCACCGCTTGGTTTGCAGGGACGTTACTCGTCATGGTCTTACCTGGCAAATTCCCTGTTTTCGCTAATTCTTGTGCATTAATTCCCGACTCTTTCCAAACAACTTTTTGAGGATTCTGATGTAACGTTGCCAGAATCGCCGCCGTTTGTGCTGTGCGATTGATGATACGCGAATTTTCGAGTACGTCTTCACACGTTGATCGACCCCAAAAATCATTTTCTTCTTCCTCATCGTATAGAATTGCGAACGGATATTGATTCGGTTTAACGTCTTCAATACGAAGAAGGAAGAAATCGCTGTTACGCAGGTAATAACTAACATCAACTTGCCATCTTCCATCACTCGTCATGTACCTTTCCCAATGCGTATGCACCGTAACTAACTCATCACCTTTTACATTCGTAAGTGATGTATTCAGTTTTGTGTTTTTACGCTCGTAAAAATCCCCAGACGCATTTGTATCAAAATCTAAATCAGCCGATGTAATGTCTTGTAGTTTTTTCCCTGCATACTTCTTATAAGCTGGTGTATTTTTCACTTCTTCAAGCGGAAGAACTTCTGTAATCTCAATGAACTTACATTCGTCTAAGCTGTAAGCGTTCGGATCGGGAAAGAAGTTACCGTTTGGAATCCGCTTTACGCAAATTTTCCCCACGTAAAGATGGTTGTTCGGGTCTTCCTCACCGTAGTATTTACCGCCCACATAAGCGTCATCGTTGTATACATATGCAATCGCCGTTCCCTGCAAAATCGCACGATCAATACAACGTCTAATCGTTCGATCCACCTTATCGGTATGCCAAACATGGTTATATGCTTTTTGTAGATTTTTAACCGTTTCCGCATCAGCAGGATGCTCTGGATAAAAATTAGCTGAAGGAATGGCACTTGCTAGATTTGCTCTTTTAAGTGTACGGAAATACCTAATGAAGTTGGTTACAGGTTTGGGAATCCACGGTGGTAAGTTGGAATTTTCCCATTGCTGACCACGATCAAACAAGTCCAAAATACGCCATCTTTCGTGTTTTACGGATACCGCATTTTCTGCGTTAATAAATCGTGTGTAATACTTTTGAATCTTGTTCAATGTTTTATAATCTCTGTCTAACTTTCGATCTTTCATTTCCTCTTGATCCACTATTTATCCCCTCCAACGTATGATTTCAGCCATTCATAACTCTCTTGATCTAAAACTGGAATGTTTTCTAGCGGTTGTTCAACTTCTACTTCCTGTTCTTCTTCCTCTTTTTGCTCAATCACGCTTCGAATGCCTTGTAAATTCACAAAGCCGATGGAAATTACCGCAACACCTTCCGTATGTGCGCGTTGTAACACCTTTTCATAATCTTCTTTTGTTAATTCGTATGTGATGTACGTTCCGTCTTGATATAAAAACGTGTATTTATACCTTTTCTTAGGCGTTGCCATGCTTTTGTCCTCTTTCTGTCCTTATTTATTTAGATATAGCTTAAAAAGTTCCCTTTTTGCCCTGTGTCTTCCTCGTCTTCCCCTATTATATACCGCTCTGGTGGTTTGAAGCTAGAAGTTTTTAAGTTTTCTGGATTATCTGGCAACCGCATTAATAAATACCGCAGGGCATCTACAGCATGGTCGTTTGATTTTACAGGGTTCTCTTTCAAATTCTTCCCTTCGGAGTCCATTGACTGATCTGGAAACTTATAATTCTGAATTTCTCGTATCAGATTTGGGCAAGTGTCGTGAATTTTCAGTTTACCACGTTCGATGTAACTGTTTACTTTCAAAATCCCTGCTTCGATCTCGTTATTTGCTGGCATAAAATAGAAACCGTACTCTTGGTAAAGTGCTTGAACCGACTTTCCATTGATCGGATCGGTCTTATTTCGTGCCGATGGGTCGATTACCATGAACCGTGTGTTACCTGTCATTACTTTTGCATCTTCAAATGTTCGTTTTAGATTCTCTGCATGGTCGGGAACTAACGTGTTGGCTTTGTAGTATTCCTTAAAAATGTGAACTTCGCCTTTTTGCTCATCGATTGCCCCGATTAAACATGCTGTGGGGTTGCGTAAACCGTGGTCGAGGCTGATGCACCGCTCCCAATCGTCTGGGATTTCGCGTGGTTTTATGATTGCTTCACTTGCTCTTGGATAAACCGCTCCTTCGGTGTGTTCGAAACTTCCATCTACATACCTTTTTGTCCACCATTCGGGTTTTCCCTTCGAGATATTCTCTACAAAGTCTGGTGGTAGATGTGGGTTTTGTGTGGATTTCCAGATATATGTTTTAATGTTCGGG